TCATATATACAGAGCAGCCCTGAAAAGCTTTTAAAACGAAGCACCCTTAAACGTATATGACGACGCGAAGCGACCTCCTTCTCGAGGCGCTTCGGCGATTTTTTGAAGTCCCTGAGCACGCTCAGCAACTCAAAGATATTCTAGAACACCGACGCGGAGTGTCTCTCAGGAACCTCGAATGGTTCGTGACAAACTATTCTCGTCAGACGAACGTGACGTACACAACACCGACTGGGCGTCAGTTTACGGTTCACGTGGCATACAAGTCATCACTTGATGGCTACTCGAAAAAGTTTTTTGACCCTTTTTGTCGTACGGAGCGGATCGAGTTTATGGGCATCACGACGACGGTTGCTCAGCTGAATTTCATTCGCTGGTGCATCGTCAACGGTATCGTCGATTACATGAACGAGAAGGGTGTTCTTCGCGTTCGTCGCCACGAGGAAATAAAAACCCAACCTCTTTGTAGAGATGTCAGCAGCCCAGATTCAACTGGCTGCTGCACATGATGCATTCCTTTCTGGAAAGCCAGAAAGGACATTTTTCGAGGGCAAATACAAACCTCTTAAAAACAAGTTGGCACAGACGTTCGAATACCCGTTCGATAATCCAGTGACTACGTTTGGACAGACGGGTATATGTACGATACCAAAAAAAGGGGATACTGTGACGGGCGTGACGCTCAAAGTGACACTCCCTCAAATTTACACACCCATCAGTCAGACCATGTACGTGTACCCCGTGCCATCAAGTAGTTTCGACGGTGCTTTATATGTGGAGGTGAAAGTTGTGTCAGTGACGAGCAGTGGTACTCAACTTACAATTGTCACTGTGAATCCAGTGACCGCGAATGTCGGAGCTGCATTCAGTCTGTTTGACACTGGGTTGTTTGATGGTGAATATGTTGTCAAGACAAAGGCGAACATGTACACATTCACAGCGGACTCGGCTGCACCGGCAGCCGTGTCAACAACCGGAACAGTCAGTATACTCGACGTTCGTCCACGTGACGTCACTGGGTATTTCTCCACTCAGAATTTTACGCTATGGTCCGATGACCTTACAGACATTCCCATATCTCTTCTTTCTTTAACAGGTGATGGCTCCACTGTGACAGGTGTAACTGATGGTTCAGTCGGTCAGGATCTTCTCCCTGGAGCAACCATCATAATCGATGGTGTGACTGGTGGGACTGGAATTTTCAACGGAACCTTTACAGTCTTGACGTATACCGCCGGGACAAACACGTTCACATATGCAGCATCCGGTACAGGTGTAACAGTTCTGACAAACGCACGCATGCGTTCACCTGCAATGACTATAAGTTACGACCCTGCCCAGAACGTCTTTAATTTTACGAGTGCGTTGTTTACGTCTATTCGTTTCGTGACTGCATTGGATGCTGCGTTTTGGGGGTTTGATTTCAAACAGGGTCCTGTATTTTCATTCGTCAACGGGTCCCTGACATCTCAGTGGACGCTCGTACAAGGTGGGTGGATTTACGGTTTCTTACCTCCGGCTGATTCTACGTACGTAGATTCGGTCGCCAACAAACTCATCAAAAGTGTAAGAATCATGGTGGGTAAACAAACCATCAATGAATTTTCAGGGGAATACATCGAACTCTACAACGATCTGAATACTTCGTACGAAAATCAGGCTATTTACAAGCTGCTCTGTGGAAAGTACGACACGACACAAGCGAGTCAACCACGTACGTACTATGTGAAGATCCCTCTAGGATTTAATTCGATTCCACATTTGACGTATCAAAACCTGGAAGTTCAGGTTGACTTTGACATTTTGACAAACTTGTCACCCACAATCAATCCAGGTGTTGATTTTTTCGATCCCCTGTCATACACTATATTCGATGCAACCGACAACGTTGTAAAACTTCAAGGTGAACTTATAAACACCATCGCTACACTTTCATTCGAAGAGTATATAGCATTCAGAACAAAGGCTGGTTCCGTCGTCATTTACAATACTACAAAACCCATAGATGATTCGGATTCGTATTCGGTTGTATCGTCATATTTATATGCCATTGGAGAAGCATTCTTTACAGACTTTACGACGCTCGGTCAGACACTGTACGCCCATGCGTATAACAACTTTTTACTTCGAGGAAACATTCCAGATCTCGTCGAAGGTGACATTTCTGGATTCACGAGCAACGACTTTCGACCGACCCTTCCCACGTCGACGATTACCAATGTTTATTATGCGGCGAATGGTGTTGGTGGATATATTCAGACGGCTACACCCCATTATATACGAACGGGTGACACAGTCACTGTTCAAACCGCGGTACCCAGTAACCTTAACGGCTCATTTACTGCGAATGTTATCACTTCAACGTCATTTGATTTTTTGACCAGTAATGCAGGTGTTGCATCAAATCCAGGTGTCACAATCACAAAAGGAACATTCATACTCACCAACACGCTCATCACACAATTTGGTACGGGTGTCCAGGTGACAACTGCAACGCCCCACTATTATAGCGCTGGTGATCGAATTCAAATTGCTGGTTCGGTGGGTTACGATGATATCATAACAGTTTTGTACGTCACTTCTCCGACTAAGTATACGTTTTTCGCAACGACGGATTTAGATCCCCCCGTTGTTGTATCAGGTGCAAACGCTGGTGAATCAGTGAAACAGATAGGATACAAAAATAAGCCACCGAACGGTCTCGTGACAGATGGCGTCTACGTCTACTACGCAGTCATGTCCAATCGACCAACGACATATTTCATTCGGTATGACCATTCAAAGGATTTATATGATAACGCAAATGCTTATTTTGCAATTGATTTCACTTCAAATGTAACCTCTAGTAATTACGACTATAAAATACTTGACACTCTTTTCACGGGTACATCCATCTACGTGCTTCCAACAGAAGATACGAGTAACACGATTTACATTTACAACATCAATGGAGATTTCAAAGACCCAGAATCGTGGCAATCTTTCGATTATAAGGCTCTTTTGGATGTCGATTTCATATCAACAGGTATATGTATAGGTCCTTATGTGTATTTTATAGCCGATGGGTATAAGATTATACAGTACAATGTTCTTCAATCATACTCGGACAGTACTTCATATACACCATTTGACACGCTCACACAAAATCTTCTCCCATGGTCGCAACTCGGAACGACATGGACCCTGACGGGTACCGAAATGCCACTCAAAAACCTTACGAGTACAGGAAAATATCTGTACATGTCTGCCGGAGGCATCACGTCTGATGTTTACTTGACCGGACAGGCGTGTGTTATACGCGTGGATGTAGCCAATGGTTTGGATAATCCAGCATCATACGAATACTACTCATCAGCATTTGGTGAACCTCCTATACCATTTGATTTCAGTAGTAACACCTACGCCGTGAACACTGACGCGAACCCTTCTATAACACTCAAAACACCCATAACACTCAGTTCACCCATCCCAAACCTGAATCTTTCTATTGTAGGTGATGGGAGCACAGCAACCGTTACAACACAGAATACACATAGTCTTTACACGGGCATGGTCGTGCTTATTCAGGGAAGTACAAACTTTGATAGCCCGACGCCGTATCCCGTCACGGGCATAATAGACGACACCAGCTATACAATTGCGTCAAGTGTCGTTGAGATTGACTCACCTGCAGGTGTTACTCTTTCAATTCTCAATTTGGCAATTGTAGGACCGGGTGGAGGTGATGCATACGTGACGACACTCAACCCACACGGTCTTTCAGCTGGTATGGTTGTTCTCATCCAGGGAAGTACTTCATTTGATAGCCCTACTCCATATACAGTCACAACTATAATAGATGAAACAAACTATGTGATCTCGACGGGAATCATTGCAGCAGATGTATTACCGACACCTGCAGGTGTTACGATTTCTAACATCAACGTGTCAATCGTTGGATCCGGAACGGGTGCGGAGTGTACGACACTGAACCCACATGGTCTCACTGACGGCATGTTTGTATTGATCCAGGGAAGTACACACTTTGATACACCAGAACCGATTGCAATAAAATACAAAGATCCAACCACGTACGCATTTGGAGTGGATGTTTCGTACGTGAATTTGTCAATAGTAGGCAACGGAGTCACCGCAACCGTCACGACACTCACGGCACACAACCTTTCGAATGGTACCCCTGTACTAATTAAAGGAAGTAATTCATTTGATAACATTGTACCAGACGTGGTTACAGTCATTGATGGAACACACTACTCGTTTGCGTCAGGTATCACGGCAGTCGACATTGCCCCCGCTGCAGGTGCTACACTTCCAATTTACATTGACACTGTACCGAACGCTGGTGCTACAATTACTGTCCTCATCAACAAGTCAATCATCGGTGACGGAACGAGTACTCAGGTGACCATTCAAGATCTCGTTCTCAAGGATCATCTCTTGTCCCCCGGTGACATTATCAGCATTCAGAATGCCGAACCAGCGTTCCTCAATGGTCCACAGATTGTTACTGAAACCCCAAATACGACGCAGTTTAATTTTGCATCACCATACTTGGCTGGCCGGTACCTTCCAAAGATTTTCATAAACGGTTCGCGGTACGTATACATGTATACGAACGACACAGGGACGTACGGAAATACACAAGCCAAGGATATCATCCGGTACGATCAGTACACACAGACGCCGACTTTGACTGCGAGTCTCCTCGTCGATTTCGAGAAGCATGAAACCCCACCACCTGAAAATCAACTCATAGGCGTCGTTCAGGTGGCAAAGTCAAACAGTCCACTCGAGATGCAGTTCAAGGGTCCAGTCAAAGAATTGTGGTTCACTGGCACACCAGACACGTCCAACGTGTTCCAGTACTCGTCCATCGCCGACCAGACGGCGTTGGCGCTCACACACGGCGAAGAGATTGTGTCCAGAGACGTCGGGAGCTACACCTTTTACAACACCGTTCAGCCGTTCGAGAACCACACCACGATGCCGACTCGCAACTTTTCAATGTACAGCTTTGAAATGGATCCTGAAAACCCAATACCAAATGGAACTGTAAACTTTTCGAGAATCAACGAACAAATCTTCTCGAACGCATCAGCTACGGTATGGGCACGTTCATATAACATCCTCAAAATTCAAGGTGGCGTCGGCGGTCTCTTATTTAATTCCTAAACTTTGAGTAGAGAATGGTGCCAGCACAGTTTGCACATCAGCTGACGCGTCTGCAGTTTCCAAAGGATGTGCACTTCGGCGATGATGTCACCATTTGGATTGCAAAGGCGGGGGATGTTGCAATTGGAAAAATGTACCTTCGTGTTGATTGGCCTGAACAGGCGCCTGTTCAGAATTCAGTAGGAACGTACATGATCGATTATGTCGAGTTGCTTTATGAAAACCAACTCATAGAACGTCACTATGGTGAGTCGCTCGAACTCTGGAACGACATCACAGTGACACAGTCCAAACAGAGTGCCCTTACGACGCTCGTCGGGAAAGGGATCACGGACAGCCTCGAATCATACTATATTCCGATTCCGTTTTCAGTCAACTTACCTCTGTGTGCACTGAAAAAACCCCCAGTGTTTCGTGTCAAGTTTAAATCGGCAAACCAGTTTACAATTTTGAACTGGACGCTTCCTATTCAGGTGAATTTGTTTGTCGATTATGTCTACGTGACCAAAGCCGAACGCGACTACATGATAAAGACGCCGATGAACTACCTCGCCAAGACGTGGCAGCGTATGATATACACGGTGTCGGCAGACGAAACAGATGTTTCAGTCGTGACTGATTTCGTTCACAGTGTCAAAGAACTCTTTTGGGTTATTCAAAATGATGGAACGTCTGCATACAATTATTTGAACAACGGTGGTGATCAACTAGCCAACTTGCAACTGACACTCAATGGTTCGGATGTCATCAAAAGTGAATTTGGAACTCCGTTGTATCTTCGAATCGTTCAGCCACTCGAATACCACACGCGGACACCGGATAACTATTTTTACATGTATTCGTTTGCGATCGATCCCGAACACGAAGATGCGACGGGTGAAATCAATATGAGCCTCGTGACTCGTCAACTCCATAAGCTGTCACTGACACCGTCTCAGTACTCGCGGTCTCTCCGGATTTACGCTCTCGGGTACAACGTCATTTCAGTCAAGGATGGAGAATTAAGAGCATTGAACGTTGACGTCCGGGAAGGTGGTCAAGATACTGTCATCACGGCTGAAAAGATTCAGAACGACTCATACCCGGGACTGTATCCGTTCACAACGTTTACGTTCACATCCCTCGGGAACACAGGTCGTTTCGGTCCAACATCGAATACCTATCCAGGCACAGTTCCATGGACCGAACCGTCACAGTGGTACATCTACAAAGGTTCCCAGTATTGGACAGCGCCTGCGAACGGCGTGTATCAGGTGACGGCGGCTGGCGCCATGGGCGAGGCGAATGGACGTATCATACAGGGAAATGTGTCGTTTTACGAGGGACAAGTTCTCAAACTTATCGTCGGACAAGTTCCAATCCCCGGTTTAGACATAGATAATGTAACAGCCGGAGCCGGTGGATGTTCTTCAGTAAGCACGGATGCAAATGTACCTATCATCGTAGGCGCTGGTGGGGACGGTGGGTCTTTCTGTCCCCGTGGACCTGTTCCAAACGCAAACATCTATGGAGCTGGAGCTGGAGCTCAGGTGACCACGCTGATACCTCATCAACTCTCAACTGGTCTTTACGTCAGCATTACAGGTGGAACAATATTCGACGGTTCATACCAGATTGATGTTGTGAGTAACGTTGCGTTTCAATTTGCAACGTCAATTGCTGGAAGTATCAATTACCCGAATGCAGGAACGACAGTACCGGCTACGCCACAAGACGGTGTATTTCAGCCGTACGGTGATGGTCAGGGTGGAGGTACCGGGCTCGGCGTTGCAGGTGCCGGGTATTTTACAAATGGTCAGTATCCAGATCAAACTTTACCTTTTTTTTTACCCAAGGCGATAGCAGCAGAAGGTTATGGCAACCAGTACATCTATGGTGGAAGTTATAATCCGCAGCCAGGAATTCCACCACCACCTACGGCACCCGTCGCTGAAGGTGGTTTTGGTGGAGGTCAATGCCCTCTGAATCTCGTGTCCAACATCATCAGCATTAGCAATCTGGGTCCGTATCTTCTCAGACCGGGTTCTAACATTTATGCGGTGGAGACCAGTGCAATCAATGGACTTCCTCAAGGGTACGCCGTGTACATTTCTGGTGTTGTATCGTCTAGTGGTGATTTCAATGGACCAAATGTAATTGCTGAGGTTGGTGGACTCACTACAGTTATTGTTATATCACCGCGTCCGGATTTACCTCCGGCAGTGCCAGGCATAGTTGGTCCATTTGACTTGACGGGTTCGACGATTTACGGAGTGGCTTTCGGTGTAGCGGGTGCTGGTGGCTACACAGGAAGTCCTGGAAATGGTTTACAGGGTGCGACGTGCTACGCGGCAGAGCAGGTCACGGACGTCCAAGATCTCGGACTCAACGCTGGTTCGGGATACATTACGATAAGTCTTGTACAATAAACGCACCTCCATCCTGAATCTGGAGGTCGACATACCCGTAATAGTACAAGTACAGAGTGTACTCCTGAGTAATCTGCGGCGCGACGACAGAATCGAACACGAGGTCAAGATGCGATGTGTTTGAATTCAGCTTTGAAAAATCTACACTCCCATCTTGTGTGTATTCACGAGGACTGTCTGAAAAGCAGTACATGTAAATATTCTTCGTCGGGACTGACATCCCATGATCCATGGGCTGCTTGTAGCTGTAGTACAACGCACCCGGGAAGTTTGAAATAATGTTTTGATTGTTCAGATAGATTGTTCCTTCTTTGATTGCATCGAGGAAGTTGATTCTAACGCCATTGAAAAACTGTACAGGTACAGCAGCCTCCACGAAATCCGTGCTGTACCCGTATTGATACCTCGACGTGTAGAAATCAGGGTCGGGTGATTCGTACAACTTGTTTCTGACAAACCACGTAAGCATGCTGACTGGATACTTTGACGTGAAATTGATAGTCGCCTTTCCGTTATTGTACGGCAGTCCAGCTTCTGCCCAGACGCGACTGATGCTGTACTTGAGTGGTTTTGCCTGGTAGTACATTCGTTCTTCTGGTGTCAACGTGATTTCCTCGACGAGAATCCTCGGGTTGATGAGGTCGATGCGGTTCCCGTTTATATCGGTTGGTGCGTTCGTGATCCATGACACGTCGTGGAACGTGAATCGAACAGTCACAACCTGCTTCAGAATTGCACACAACGGAAAAAATGGCTTTTCGAGGCGTTCCCTCCCTTTTTTCGAATGACTCTGTCGTCTGCAAAAGAAGAAATCAAGGGGAATCAACATGTCCAGTTGGCTCGTCGCTGGAACAACATTCGATTCAGCCTGACCCCTACTTATAGCCTGATACATTGCGAGTTTTTCATCCGCGTCCAGGAAAACCTGGTCCCGAAGGACATACCAGTCGTCTGTCAACGTTTCGATGACACGTCCGTCGATTATAAATTCCACCTTTTTAAAGATGGCTCGACCGGTCAATTCACAGTACGAATACTGATTAGAAAGTTCTGGGAGCGAAACAGACAGGTACATGTTCGAAAGTAAGTCACCTGATTCCCGTGGGTATAGATTCACCGAATAACTCGTTGATGAATCGAGAAACCCACTCGTCGTTTCAAGTGGATTTAAAAGTCGTTGTGTCTGCACGAACGGGGTGTGTTGTTTGATCTGAGGTATCCACAGAGACTCGCCTCCGTACATGTATTTTTCTTGAGCACCGATGGCTGCAATTGCAGTGAGCGCACCTGTTCCGAAACCACGTCCACTCATTTCGATATATGCTTCGCGCGGTGCCGGTGCGTCCGTCCCCACATTCGAATTAAGGTCTCGCAACTCAGCAGTCTGCCCTTTTATCATAGCCGCATCGAATAATTTAGGGTCGTACATCGAATAGTATTTGCTTTGAATTTGCGCCTTTGGGCGAAGAAATGTCAATGGTACGATTATTCCCGGAATCGGAAATACTTGCTCTTGATCGACGGTGACTTTCAATTTGTACAAATATTTGTAAGGTTTTGTTACGCTTCCTACCAACGTATTCGACGTGCCCATTTCAGGTGTGATTTCTAGAACATTGACGTTTCCATCAACGTCGATAAGAAGCTTCGAAGGATCGCTCAAACCAGTCACTTTCCAGTCGTTTCCGGGTATCGGACCAGTAAATGTATCGATAATGTACAAACTGAAAACATTTCCCGTTACGAGAGGACCTCTAAACCCTCTGGCAGTCGAACGGTCACTGGTTTTCTTAAAACCAAATGTAATCTGAAGCAGTGAACTCGGTGCGACTGGAACCGTACCCGGTCCCTCTATATATGCAGTCACGAGTGAAACGTACGGAAACGAAATTGATGGTGGTCCTGGATTTATAATCACATCACCGTAGACGTTCGATGTATATGTTTCGACATATACATCTCCTTGTATTCCAGTCAGACCTGTGATTGACATTCCGGCAACAATCGGTGCATTTTGTGTCATGTAAACAGCGAGAACATTCGGTGTGAGTGATGGTCCATAGAATCCGGTAACTGTCAGGCTTGATGCGTCAGGCGGACCCGGAGGCAAACTGCTGATGTTTTCGTCAACCTCCATCCTCTACTATAGAGACTCAAGATCTTGTTTCCACAGGTTCGACACGGTCATCGCCTCGAGCGTCGCGAGTTCGCTCTGGAGGTTCTTCACCAGTGTCAACGCCTTGGTGATTTCCTCCGCCGTGTACTGGTACGTCCGGACCGAAACCA